AATGCAAACTGCTACCACCAACATAATTTTCTTAAGAAATTCCAACATTTCACATCTCCTAATTCACTAGAGCAGATTTAAGAACAGAAATCCAAACAAGGTTACTGATGAAAAACATAAACATCAATCCCCAAAATGCAAGCCAACCACCGTCACTCATGCGAAAGCCCCCAATTCAATTTGATATTTCACATCACCCGGCTCCCAACCAGTGGCATAGCCACATGCCCTTACATCAATATCAGACAGTGGGATATTATGCTTAGCTGCAAACTCATTGATAGCATCAATAAGCTTTTCAGCATCCCAATACGACTCCAGCGTTTCTTGTACAAATTTCTTACTCATAGTTTTGTCCTTGTGATATCAACACCAATAGAATAATATCCATTAGATGAACCAAACCAGCGGATATCTACATACCCCTTCACCGTTGCCAGTTTATAGAATGTCCATTCTTCTCGATCATTCTGGAAGCCATCAGGGTTAGGATCATCATAACAGGCTTCTTCAGCCATAGTGATGGGGCTTCCAATCAGGTCAGAAAAACTCCCTACAACACTCTCAATCCATACACTCTCACAACAATTTTGAGAATGATACATTCTATATCGATAACCATCATCCGTATCAAACAGGATTTCTTCACCATCATTACCATCGATTTGACCACAACTAATAAGTGTTTTACCAATCAAATCAGAAATATCAACATAACTCATTTTTAAACCCCTTCTTCATCACTTCTTCGTATGTCATATCCTTAGTGCGTCGGCAATAGGAATGATAGTCATCTTCCCACCTACCCTTCACCTTGAGGATGAAATAGCACAGATTAATCTTCTCTTGCTTGTCTTCAATCTTTCTCATTCGTCTGGCCCTCTATCACCATACCAAAATTCATAGCTAGCCAGCTGAGCTTCTAACTCTGTGATGAGTCGCTTATCAGACTCAATATGCTCGTCATAAGCTCGTTTGTAAACATCAATCTGTTCACCACGGTTCTTCAACTCATGGAATGCTGAGATACTGGCCTTATCACCAATCAAATATTTACCATCCCAAGAGATGCCTGAGATATCCGTTGCATTAGCGTAAGGAAATAGAAACGCCTCTAGATGTTTGATCCTATCTCTTGCTTTGTTGAGGTCATTCTCAGCTTGTCTGAGCATAGTCTTATAAGCCACTGCTTCACAATGCCTAGCACAACCGGCCTGTCTATTTTGAATATCAGTCATCCGATATACTCCAATGCTGATCCGGGGTAAATCTGAACCGGCATAGATGGATGGGCGATTCCCGGCACCACAAGCTGAACGTCATAGCCATCCGGTGTCTGTTCGGTGCTGTAAAAGCCAACTACGCGGCCTTCCCACCATGATCCACTCTTCTTGCGGACGATATCACCCATCTGGAATTTTTTATCGCCCGCTTCTAGTGCTGCATACAGAATACTCTCAACAACCTCTTCACGCTCATAGTCTGTCAAACCAGAACACCCACCTTCAACATAATGTCTGGCACCAGCTTTGACCATTTCATAGGTAATTTTCATAACATCCTCACACAAATGGGTTAATCTTAGGTTTGTTAAATTTATCCCAATCAACCATATAGGAGATGGGTTGTACATTTTCCATAGCGTTCCACACATCAATGTGTTCGAACTGTTCGAATTCCTCGGCACAGTCTTCCATGACATGAGCCATGAACTTCTTACCATCTACAAACATAGACAGAGATGTGACAACATCACGAGGATTGGTGAATTTCTTACTACCCTTGACTAGCTGTTCGATAAGCTCAACCCATCGAATAATGGCATCCATATCTTTTGTTGAACGCATGGCCCTAAACTCAAGGGAACCATACTTGTGGATGGCGTTGAGATTGATAGCGCCGTAACGGATATCATCCGTCTTTAGTTCCTTCCAAGCCTTAGTCTTACCCACTTTAATAAGGCGATAGATGACATCCTCAGCGTCAGTAGAGCGTAGGCAGAAGTGATTGCCTACACGAGTGGGACCAGCCCAATGACAGAAGTAGTCCTCAAGCATGTAGTATGTGACAATCAATGTCATAAATTCTACAGGAGTGAGAGATTGGATGTTGAGGTGGACATGAACACCAGCCCGAGGGCTTTCATCTACACGACTACCACATTCTTCATACTGTTCTTCCAGAATAGCTATGGCGTTCTTGGTATCTGCCATAGACAAAGGCTTACGAAAGACATATTCAGCACTCTCATCACCACGAAGAGAGCCATCAGCCTCCACCTTCCACAAACTGTCGAACTTAACGCTATTACCACTACGAGGAAGATCAAGTCCTTCTACTTCAATTTCTACACCAAATTCACCATCAGTCCTACCACATTGTAGTCCAAGAACGCCATACATATCTGCCATCAAAGCACCTTTTTCAACCTATCTTCAACCCAAAAGAATTCATCCTTGAGTTTAAACTCTTTATTATTCCTATTGAGGAATTTACCCACTGATCCGAAACCACGATAAATGATTTCTTCAGCGGAGTTGACAGCGAATGTCCTACACCACGCCAACATACCATCTTTTGGTTTCAAGTCTTCTAGTGGAGGGAACTCACCCTCCACAGTTTTAGCAATGTCCAGATTTGTAACCCAATGGATATAACCCTCCATATAAGCGAGGGTTGCTTGATTGATACGAAATCCCTGTCTCCAATCATTTCGTAATGGCTTACGAGAGATGTAAACCGACTTATGATTGTTATAGTTATTAACAAACCCAAGCTTGACTGGAGTTAGATCATAATTGGAAATGTCATCAGAAATTTCCTTGCCACTAAGGATTTCTGTTGATGCCACTTGTACAGACTTTCGGTATGATCGTACACTAGTTACGATCACAGCCTTATCCATATGGGTGATGATTGTATCAAACAATCTCCCCTTGATGTACGCTACGTCATCTATTGCAAACATATTGCACCCTTAACCTACATCATCCATATCATCTTCTGCGGCCCAATCGAATTCGTCTTCGTCATCATCGATCTCGACATCATCTTCTTCATCAGCAAGCTCATCAATATCATCTCGGAAGATCACTTCTGCCGCTCCGGCCCCAATGATACCACCCCATGGTGCAACATCAGCGATGACAGGTGGATTGACTACATTCCATCCGATAGCCTGTTGAAATTCTGCTGGAATAACATAACGTTCAATAAGAGGCTTAGGCATATTTATATCGGTATTCAACAACGGATCATCAATCCCCGCACGGGCACACCAATAGTCGACTAAATCATCGAGATTTGCCATCTCGACACGCTTACCACCATACGTACTCAGTGTAGCATAGTCATAGGCCACCTTAGTATGCTGACCTTTGTCGACCATAGCAACTATGTTCTGGTAATATTCATTTTCATAGTCTTGATGGCCGTTCATCAGTCTGTTGAAGGCATTGTAAGCCATAGTAAACATACTCTGGATAGAAGCAGTGTTCCTGAGCCAAACATTGGAGGGAGAACGATATTCCATACCGTATGGCTTGGGACGAAATGCTCCAGCCTTACCATACAGCTTACGACGTTCATATCCATCCTTACCTTCGGTCACAAAGATGGAGCCAAGCATGCTCACGTCCAATTGCTTAGCCATCATACAACATGCTTCGATATGTTCAGGATCATTGATATCATAGTCACTACCCCAACCGAGATGAATGTGACCAGAGGCTGTACGGAATGGCATATCAGCATCAGGGATGGGATTTTCTGCACCATCAAGCCATGCGTTATAATCAGGGGTACAGCCGAGGATACGATTTTCCAAAGGCTGAGCAGCAATCATTTCAGCCCCAAAATCAGCCACTGGATTGTATACAAATTCAAACTTAAGGTCGTGATTAAGGGCCTTAATAACATCACGAAGCTGAGCAAGCACAGCCAAATTCTTGGCCACAAACTCGTTAGCATTCGAGCAAGGGTCGATGTTATATTCAGCAGCCATGCCATCAACCTGAATGGCACCATGCATGACAGCAAAAGGTTCCTGCTTAGTGCCGGGAAAGAGGCCGGCTGCCGAAATAAGCTTCTTAGTCTTAGGGTCACGAAGGAATACTTCGGGATCAGCACCAATAGTCAACTTTACCATTTTCATCTCTCTTGTCTAGGTTAGATTAGTACGCTTGCTTCAGATACGTTGTAACATAGTCGTCCTTTGAACATTCGGAACATACGAATGTATCACGGGCAACCCACATTGTGGCTTGGGCCTCTTCAACTTCAGGCACTGTTCCACACCATGCACAGCCACATCTAACAGCTTGCAGCCATTCCTTGGTGTTAAGGCTGCGGCCCATATACCCATCAAACAATGATTGTTTAACAGACTTATGTCCAAACAATGTGTTAGCTTCTTCAGACTCACTCCCATTCATGGTCATCGATACATTGATAGTATCAACATGCAATAGAATGTAGAAACTGCCTCTAAACACCTTTACATTCTTAATCTTGGCGTAGAAGATTTCTTCAATGAAGACGACGATATGGATGATGTGTTTGAGGTGTGATATGTTTGCAACAGATGATATAGCATATGTGAAGGGTAGATTGTTCGATACAATCATCACTCATATGAACAAAGCTGTCTTGGTGACTGGAGTGAGAACACTCAAAAAGTCTATCCAAGTGTCAGCAATAGAAGTGCTTAGCGAGAAAGAAATCGCTGATGATATTTCTAATTATGATTTAACCCCTGTCAAGCTGGGGTTTGTCAACAACTATGAATTAACGCAATCAGTTTACGTTTCTCGTAAACCTTTGAGGAATGATTGGAGGCAGGGGTTCAGACTTCCCCAATGTTCAATCATTCACAACTATAAGTATATGCCATTGATCACGAACAAGGATGTGGCAAAGACTGTTGAAGGGTTGTTCCCAACCCTTGATGAGTTGAACCCTGTCAACGGTATGTTGGCATGGTGTAGAACATTCGCCCTCAATTCGAATGAAGAAATTATCTATCGTGGTTTCGGTAAGGTGGGTAAATTTCTCAATCGTAAAGATAGGGAATTTAAATTGGAAGATGAATTCTTCTGGGTAGAAGATAGGCTTAAAAAGGTGCTTTGATGGCAGATATGTATGACGTTCTTGGTCTAACTTGTGGCAGGACTGATGGTAGTTTCGGTGTGGAGATTGAAGTTGAAGGGCTTGATCTCCCTCGTGGTGGCACTAAAAAGTTTGACACACTATGGCGAGTAGAGGCTGATGGTTCACTGCGTGGTGATGAAAATGCTGAGTATGTGTTCCGTAAACCTCTAAACATAGAGGATACCAAGAACGCCATCGCCATCTTGGAAGAACAATATATTGAATGTGGTAGTAGGGTGGATGAAAGCCCAAGGGCTGGTGTCCATATTCATCTAAACATTCAGTCACTCACTCCAACTGAATTCATGACATTGATTGTCACATACTATATGCTCGAAGACTATTTCTGTCATTGGGCTGGACCAACTCGTGTAGGCAATCACTTCTGCCTACGCTCCACTGACGCTGAAGATGTCATCTATCGGCTCGTTAAAGCGTGCAAGACTAAGGGTTGGAAGGAACTGAAGACGGATGAAATCCGTTATGCAGCTATCAACCTGAATGCCATTCATAAGTATGGATCACTAGAATTTAGGGCTATGCGTTCAACCAAGGATATGGGTGCCATTGTCAGATGGGTTGAATTGATTGACCAGCTCGTTAAGGGCAGTAAGAAATTTACCAATCCTCGTGATGTTGTTACATCATTGTCAATGTTCCTTGATGGTAAGAAGTTCATGGCTCATGTTATGGAGGATTACGCCAAGGAATTCGAACAGTTCGAACACATTGATGTGTGGAACGCTATGGAAAATGTTCAACCCATCTCCTATATGGTTGATTGGGCAAAGTTTGATAAACCTAAAGTTAACCCGTTCCTGTGAGGATGATATGACTGATATTGAAAATAGACAGGCTGGTTGTGCTAGACATTGTGAGGCGGTGGCTTATAAAACGATGCTCAGACAAGCTGAGAATGACCTTAATAAGGCGAGGGAGAGGATTAAACATCTAGAAGCGTTTCTATTCCCATACGCCAATGCAACAGATATCTCTGGTATCTCATGGGATGGGAAATATCTTATCGGTGACAAGGCCAGTATCTCAGCGTTCCACGAGTTGAAGAACCGTGGTGAGCAGATCGATGTTTACAAACGAGCTTATGACCAACATGAAGAAGTTTATAAACAACGCATCATTGAACTAGAGGCTGAGCTAGTTAGTTATGAATTTTGGTATGGTGATAGAGGACCAGACGAATGAGAAAGAATGAAGACAAGCAAGAAAAAATTAACCTATGCTATTTCATTCTCAAGATGAAGGGCAAGTGGGAAGATGACTATCATTCTTATTGCAAACGCACTAAGGACATGTCTTACGAAGAAGTGATGAAGAAAGGGTTTAAGAATGGATTACGTTGATATTTCTGATTTGATGGGTAAGACACTAACCAAGTGTGCTGCAACAGATGATGGTATTATTTTTGAAACAGAAGACGGCTATCGGTATCATATGCATCATTGGCAGGATTGTTGTGAGAGTGTTTATATCGAAGATATCTGTGGATCACTGTCTGATCTGGTGGGGACACCTATTACTATGGCAGAAGAGTCCACAAATTGTGACATGCCATCACCAGACGGTTATGATGACGACTCTCAAATGTGGACATTTTATAAGTTGGCCACTATTAAGGGGTATGTAGATATTCGTTGGTTTGGCTCATCTAATGGATACTATTCTGTTAGTGTCTCTTTGGACAAAAAGGAAATGTAACGATGAGCTTTCTCAAATATCCACATCTTGAGCGTCTTGGCTCATCTGAAGTGCAAGACATTCTCCTTTAATTATGGGGATTGTTCTTCTCTCTGCTGTAGTTTTTAAGTTGATCTGACAAAAGGTAATAGTATGAAAATCTATATATTAAAGGGCCGTCAACAGTATTGTGAAGAAGCAGACGTTATCGACGTGTTTATCTTCAAGAGTGATGCCGAAACAGAGAGTGAAAAACGTAAATCAGAACAAGATTATGAGAATGACGAAGTGGCAATAACTTGGTATTGGGTTGAGGAATTGGAGATTGGGCTATGAGTAAGAAATTTGTACAAGAAACAATTTCAGCATATTGGAATGCTGAAAAGCTGATTGATAAAATCAATGAGTTCGCAGCTAAGCATAATATCTCCATCTCTGAAATTGAAGTAAAGGCATGTGGTTATGCCCTTAGTTGGGAGCCGGGTGATGTGCAATATGAAATTGAATTGGAGGCTTTCGCATGAGTGACGGTGGTTGGCTTGCATTTTGGGGATTGATGTTTATGTTTTTCATCAGTAACCTTGTTTGGATTGCTGTTCTTAAATCTGCTCTAGTGAATTAGGAGATGTGAAATGTTGGAATTTCTTAAGAAAATTCTATTGGTGGTAGCAGTTTGTATTCCATCACAAGTATTTGCTGGCAGTCCCCTTGACAATCAGCATGTGACACGCTATATCATTTCTAATGATAAGGGTGGGTTTGTCAGTGAGTATAAAGATGCACTGGCACGTATCGAAAAGATGGACCTTCCAATCAAATTGGATGGTATTTGTAAATCTGCTTGTACACTCATCCTGTCTGAAAAATATAAAATCAACACATGTGTTACTAAAAATGCCACTATCGAAATCCATGAGCCTTTCATGGTTCAGGGTTTCCTAACCGTGCTGACTGTTACAGCCATCGCAGACGCTAAAACAGCATGGTATGAAGATTTTTATAATATCTACCCACAATGGGTGAAGAATTTGATCGACAAGAATGGTGGCGTGCCTTCAGTGAATACTGGAGCTAAACGAAGTGAAGCATTTGTGATTAAATATGATGTATTGAAGAATTATATGCCAACCTGTTAAGGAATGAAATGAGTGAATGCATTCAAAATGGTTATGGACTATGGCGAATAGTCTATGAATTAGAACGTCGTACAAGTGATAGACGTAAACTTTATCAGTTTGTAAATGATGAAACTGGTGAGAGTAGGGTTACAACTATACGTCAGTTAAAGAAATCTCGACCTGCACCTAACCAAAGAGTTGAAAATCCAGTTAAGAAACATTCTTTGTATAGGATTTATACAGGTATAAAAACACGTTGTTATAATAAAAACACTGACGCGTACTATTGGTACGGTGCCAGAGGTGTGGTGATGTGTGATCGTTGGTTGAATTCTTTTGAGGATTTTGTTAAGGATGTTGGTGAAAAACCTAATGGTAAAACATTAGATCGTATCGACAATAATGGTGATTATGAACCAAATAATGTTAAATGGTCTACACCCAAAGAGCAATCAAACAACAGAAGGAAAAACTCTGGATGGAGAAAGAAAAATGGGTGAGTGTCTTACAAAACTTCCTCATGAGTGTGGGGCTAGGGCATCACTTCAGGTATTTGCTAGAGAAGATGGTGGAGTGGATGGGTATTGTTTCTCCTGCGGGACATTCGTACGCCATCCATATGGAAAGCCTCGAATTGCGGAGGAGATTGATCGACCACCTGCAAAGACGCCCGAACAGATCGCGATTGAGATTGCTGAGGCGGATGGGTATCCGGTGGTGGACCTTGCAGCTAAAAAGCTACGGGCCAAATACCTCAACCTATTCGGTGTCAAAATTGGACTATCGGAGTCAGATGGTAAAACACCCGAAACAGTCTATTATCCATATCGGAGGAATGGTAAACTAGTCGGGTATAAAGTGAAGCTTCTCCCAAAGGATGGCCAAGGTAAGAAAATCTGGTCATTGGGGGATATTAAGAATAATGTAGATGGTGACATTGAACCTTTCGGATGGCAGGAAGCTATCGCTCATGGCGGTAGACGGCTTATCATCACTGAGGGTGAGGACGATGCTGTTGCAGCCATGACGATCATTGATCGCTACACTAAGGAAGAGTACAAGGATAGTATGCCTTCGGTCATATCCATTCCCCACGGGGCTGGTAATGCCCACGAAACCCTATCTAAATGGAAGAAAGAAATCCTTTCACGCTGGAAGGATGTGGTTCTCGTCTTTGATATGGATAAGGCTGGTGAGGAAGCTGTACAGAAATGTATGCTTGTCTTCCCAGAAGCTATGACGGTTAAGCTTCCTAGCAAGGATGTCAACCAGTGTATCATTGATGGACGACAGAAAGCCGCCTTTGATATGATTACGTTCAAGGCTGAGAAGCCTAAGAACTCTCGTCTTGTATTCGGTGATGACCTTCATGAGAAGGCTAAGACAGCAGCTAAGCGTGGTGAACTATCGTGGCCTTGGCAGCATCTGAATGATGTGACTAGGGGCATCCGCCTAGGTGAAACCATTTATATTGGTGCTGGTGTTAAGATGGGTAAGAGCGAGTTTCTCAATGAGATTGCCTCTCACTTCATCGTAGAACATGGTATCAAGGTGTTTATGGCTAAGCCAGAAGAAGGGAATGAGAAGACATACAAACTTATCCTTAACAAGATTGCTGGTAAGAGATTTCATGATCCTGACGTAGAGTTTGATGTTGAAGCATACGATGAAGCTGGTAAGATTGCCAAGAGCAAGATTGCTATGGTCAATCTCTATCAACATCTAGGATGGGAGAGTTTGCGTGATGACATCGTTGCAGCTGCCAATTGGGGAGCTAAAGCTGTCTTCATCGACCCTATCACTAACCTAACCAATGGTGTGAATGCTGGAGACGCCAACACTGAGCTACAGAAGATTGCTCAGGACTTGGCTGCCATGGCACTAGACCTTAACATTGTCATCTTCATCTTCTGCCACCTCAAGGCACCTGATGGCAATATTGTCAAAGAGAAGCGTGAGAAAGCCTATCGTGATGGTAAGTATATCGGCTTGGGCAGTTGCCCACATGAATTAGGTGGGGATATTAACTCTTCTCAGTTCGCAGGATCAAGAGCAATGATGCGTAGTTGTAACATGATGCTTGGCCTTGAGGGTAATAAGGATGAGATGCTTCCAGAGAATATCAAGAACATTCGTGATCTTGTATTGTTGGAAGACAGAGAATTTGGTGAAACTGGTAGATTTAGTCTATATTGGAATAAGAATACCACTCGATTTACGGAAATCTGATGACTGAAAAACGAAATGAAATTATAGAGGCCCACTTCCGTAAGAATTATAAATCTCTTGTGAAGCGTGTGATTAATCGTGTTCCTAACAAATCACATGCTCTAGCTGAGGAAGTGGTACAAGAGGCGTATGTTAACGCCCTACAGTATTGGAAGGCTTTCGATCCTAATCGTGGTGAGTTTAGTGTGTGGTTCAATCGCATCCTATCTAATGCAGCCAACAAATGTCTTAATCAAGAGACTGGTATGCCTAGTTTAGATGACGAAGATATTGATCTAGAACCACACATTATCAACGATGATGTCGATATTCCTTGTGATATTGTATTGAAAATTCAAGATGGTATTAGGGATCAACGCCCAGAAATTTCTGAGGTGTTGCATATGTTCTTCAATCTTGGAATGAAGACTAGAGATATTGAACAATGTACTGATTTCACTCATACCAACGTACGGCAAATCATCCGTAGGTTTAGGATTAAGTGGGACGATGAGAATATTTTTTAATTGTTTTTGTAACAGTGGGGTGAAGATTGGTATAATCATTCTTGTCCTCATCTTGCTAATGGTGATTAGATGAGAGAGATTTTTGTAATTTGTGTTAACCTTGTAACATATTCTGCTTATGTGCGATATATATAAGCATGACAAAAATTGATAGTTTTAACTTAGGAGTGGCGTCAGAGTTTATTGTTGCTGGGGTACTAATCGAGCAGGGTTATGATGTCTTACTACCTTTCGACAGGCGTGGAAAATACGACCTAGTAATAATTAAAGACGGCCAATTCAAAAAGGTTCAGGTTAAAAGGGCTAACTGGACTAATCCCCCACACACAACATCCAAATATCTTAGAGTAATGACCTCATCTCGTGGTGTTATTTATACGCCAGAGGATATTGATTTATTTGCCTTTCTCGACTGTGATAAACGGGTTTGGCTAGTGCCAGTTGAGGAAGTGGGTGATAAAAAAATTATCTCCCTTGATAAAATTACTACCTCAGATCGTAATTGGACAACGAAAGAAAGGTTTGAAGCTGAACGATGGTTAATATCATAAAAAATTATAATAGAAATATTTATTGTATTTCGGACACACATTTTTGTCACGACAATATTATCAAATACGGTCATAGGCCGTTCAACTCGTCCGAAGAAATGGACGAAGCCATGATTGAAAATTGGAATAAGGTTGTCAAGCCTAGTGATAAAGTGTATCATCTAGGTGATGTATACATGGGTGATAGGAATGCAGATCGTATTCATAACATCCTAGGCCGACTACAAGGACAGAAACGATTGGTCCTTGGCAATCATGACAATGGAAAAGACCAAATCCTACAGCGATACTTTCAGAAGATTGATGTGTGGAGAAAATTCCCAGAGTTTGGTCTACTACTAACCCATGTCCCTGTGCATCCGTCTACTCTTGGAGAGGCTAGGTTTGGCACACATACACTAAATGTTCATGGGCACATTCACCAAAACAAATCCCCCGAAGGACCATATCAATGTGTATGCGTCGAACAGATTAACTTCACCCCTGTCAACATTGAACAGCTGAGGATTATTTAATGGTATGAAATTTGTTATCTTCGACATTGAAGGCGATAGCCTAACCCCCACTAAAATCTGGTGTATGGCTTACAATCTCAATGGAGAGATTAAAGCTGTTGAAGCCTACGATGAGATGCGTAGAGTAGTTACTGACGCAGATTATCTAGTGGGCCATAACATCATCAGATTTGATATTCCCACATTAGAACGCATTCTCAATATCCAGATTAAAGCTAAGCTAGTTGATACATTGGCATTGTCTTGGTATCTCTATCCAGACAGACCACAACATGGCCTAGAGGGATGGGGAGAAGAATTAGGTATCGAGAAACCCCCTATCATTGAATGGGATAATCCAGAGATGATTGATGAATACATCCATCGTTGTAAGGAAGATGTAAAGATTAACACCAAACTGTGGAAGAAGATGTATGCGTATCTTCTACAGATTTATGACGATGAGCCTACCATCTGGAAATTCATTGCCTATCTATCATTCAAGATGGATTGTGCAAGAGAACAAGAACGCAGTAAGTGGAAGCTTGACATTGAACGTTGTAGTGCAGCTGTCAAGGAACTTGAAGACAAGCAAGCCGAGGTATTTCAAAAGCTCATAGTGGTTATGCCTAAAGTTCCTGTCACAGTGAAGAAAACTAAACCAGCTAAACCATTCAAGAAAGATGGTTCATACTCCTCTCATGGAGCTAATTGGTTTAAGCTATTACGTGACAACAACCTTCCAGAAGATTATGATGACGTTGTTGAAGTTGTGAATGGATACATCGACGGTAATCCCGGCTCTCATATTCAGATTAAGAAATGGTTGTACGGATGTGGATGGGTTCCTGAAACATTCAAATATGACCGAGATAAAGAAACTGGTGTCACTAGGAAAATCCCACAGATCAATCTAGAACATGGTGCTGGTATATGTCCATCAGTTTCTAAACTGTACGAGAAGTATCCAGACCTAGAATGGATTGAAGGGATGGGTGTAGTAGCTCATCGTAAATCTCTTCTTAGTGGTTTCCTAGAAAACATGGATAATGATGGTTACACTCAAGCTCAAATAGCTGGATTGACCAACACACTACGATTTAAACATAAGACGGTGGTTAACCTACCTAAAGTAGGAAAGCCTTACGGTGACGTTATACGTGGCGTTCTACTGGCATCTACTGGATGTGAATTGTGTGGTAGTGATATGTCTTCTCTTGAAGACAGGCTTAAGCAACACTACATCTATCCATACGACCCTGATTATGTCAATGAAATGTTGGCTGACGATTATGATCCTCATCTATCCCTAGCTGTCTTGGCTAAGGAAGTGACAGAAGATCAAATGGCTAAATACAAATCTGGTGAAGATAAGAGTATCAAACCTATTCGTGATATTTTTAAGAATGGTAACTATGCTTGTCAATATGGAGCTGGTCCACCTAGACTTGCTTTGACAGCTAACATCCCAATCCAAAAAGCTGAACAAGTATGGAACACTTATTGGAAGAAGAATTGGGCTATCAAGGAAGTGGCTAAGAACCAGACAGTTAAGAAAGTTAAGGGACAAATGTGGCTTAAGAACCCGATCAATGGGTTTTTCTATAGTCTTAGGTTCGAAAAAGATATTTTTTCCACGCTTGTCCAAGGTAGTGCATCATATGTATTTGATCTGTGGGTGAAAGAGTTTCGTAAGGAACGTCCTCAGCTTACAGCTCAATTCCATGATGAAGTGGTGTTGTGTGTCAAGAAGGGCTTCAGAGAGAAGTGTACAGCACTATTACAGAACGCTATCAAAAGAGTGAATGATAAATTGAAACTAAACCGTGAGTTGGCAATTGATGTCCAGTACGGTGATAATTACGCACAAATCCATTAAAGGAGATATAAATCGTGTTGGATAAATACTCCTACGATCCCATCACAGGATATGTCTATAACAAAAATAGACGTATAGGATCATACACAAGAAAATATGGCAGATTTTTAATTAAGGGGAAACATGTTACCATAAGCCGATTTGCGGTATTCTATATGACAGGTAAATGGCCTGATGAAGAAGTAGATCATATTAATGGAGACACACACGACGATAGGTGGATTAACCTGAGAGAATGTTCACGCTTAGAAAATGCCAAAAATAAAAGTGTGTGTAAGAATAATAAACTTGGTATGAGGGGAGTATACACGTCTAAATATAAAGATAGTGTATATTATTATGCCTCTATACAGACAAATGGTATTAGAGAATATCTAGGAACTTTTGTTAGTCCTGAAGAAGCTGAGAAAGCTTACAAGATTAGGGCAAAAGAACAACACAAAGAATTTACAAGGATTGTATAAAATATGTTGAATGCAAAGAACAAAGAATACGCTGGTGGTGATAACTTCAAGAAGGAAGTTCTTGGTCCCGGTGTCTACCCCGGTCGTCTAGTACAGGTAATCGATATGGGTGTTCAGGAACAGCGAGCCTTCAAGGGTGAAGCTAAGCCACCTACACAGGAGCTTATGGTTACGTATGAGCTTGCTGATGAGTTTATGAAGGATGAAGAAGGTAATGAGCTTGAGGATAAGCCCCGCTGGATTAGCGAGAGCTTTCCTCTCCACAACCTTCGATCTGATCTGGCCAAATCTACCAAGCGTTACTATGCCCTTGATCCTGAATGTGTATATGATGGTGATTGGACTAAGCTTGTTGGTATGCCTGTCATGATTACTATTGTCAATGATGTTGGCACTGGCAAGAATGAAGGTAAGGTGTATGAGAATATTGCCTCCACTTCGTCTATGCGTAAGAAGGAAGCTGATAAGCTACCTGAACTGAAGAACCCCGCTAAGGTGTTTGATCAGGATAATGCTGAGACAGCTGAGATTATGCTCACTCTGCCACAGTGGATACAGGATAAGATTAAGGGTGGTGTAGAATGGGAAGGTAGTCCTATGGCTAACACCATTGCCAATCTCGGTAAGAAAGGAACTAAGGATGCCAAGCCGAAGAACGAAGACAAGCCTGTCAAGAAGGCGCGTAATGTTCAGCCCGAACCTGAAGAAGACGTTGACGCCATCCCTACTAGTGAAGACGACGGAGACGCATGGTAATGAAGTATATTCGTGAAGGTGATTTCTGCCTTATGAATACGGACAAGCATGATGATATTGGTGTCAAGAAGGGCCAGCGAGTTTATGTCGCTGGCTCTCGTGCCCTCCCCATCACTGAAGATGATCCGTATACACAACGCATTAAGTTTTTCTGTCATTTGATTAAGGATGGTAATGTGACATTTGATAACATCTATATGTTTGATGCTACGTCACTCAAGCATGTTGGTAGTCTAGAAGCTAAAAAGCTTAATAACAATCTTACCAAACTCCTTGAGGTTGATAATGGTTCAGCCGTTAATTGATCTAGATGTCCTTCGGTATGAGATTGGGTTTTGTGGAGAGTATTATGAAGATGATGAGATTACTGGCGAGCGGGTTCTACGAATTCGTGAATTTGATTTTCTGGCGGGACTACTCGAACAAAGGATCAAAGGCATCTGCGAAGACGTTGGAGCAACAGAGAAGCCAATCGGATTTCTCACAGGATCGAACACTTCCACGAGAATGGTCAATCGATCAGCTCGCTATCTTGGAGAGCCTGAACTTGTTCTCAAAACCCCGTTTCGGAATGACGTTGCCACTATCAAGCCTTATAAAGGAACACGAAAAACAGAGAAGCCTTACCATTTCGATAACCTCACGGCCTTTATTTTGGGAAATTATGATGTCAGGGTGTCGAACGGATTGGAAGCGGATGATCTCATGTGTATCGAACAGTTTTCCCGATTTGCAAATGGTGATACTATCATCTGTACACGAGACAAAGATTTACGTCAGTGTCCCGGATGGCAGTTTGGATGGGAGTGTGGTAAGCAAGCTTCTTTCGGACCAACACTCGTGGATAGTAAAGGACTATTACTACTAACGAATGGTGAGCTAAAGGGCACAGGCACTAAGTTCTTCTTCGGACAGATGCTGATTGGTGACACAGTGGATAACATTCCCGGCTGTCCTAAGGTTGGTCCTGTTAAAGCTTTTGATATTCTAGATAAGTGTGTCACTAAGCGTGATCATGAACTAGCTGTTATCAACGCATACAAGAAAGCATATCCAACTAATTATAAAGAGATGATTGAGGAACAATCCAAACTCCTCTGGATGATTAGAGAACTTAATCAGGATGGGAGTCCTGTACATTACGAATGGAAATTTGATGACAATTGATGAATTTACATACGAATATGATGCTCTAACTAAATCTCGTCAAAGTAGTGGACTACAAAATCTTTTTGATTATATCCTAAACGACCTAGAAGGTAATTATCATATTATTCAAGAATTGCTGGACGTTTGTGTCGGCCTAGAAGCTGACGATTTCTTTGGTACGGAAGGTGCTAATATTTAATGAGTGACTGGATTTTCTACTACCTATTTATGGGACTTAGTATCAACTCTGTCCTAGCGTGTATGACCACTCAGAGGGGTGGCGAGCTTAGTTCTATTGGTGTTCTAATCTCTGTACTTATCTGGCCTGTGACTATCTCAGCTATCATTGGAGGATTGATGAAGTAAATGGGACGCATCGGAGGCCCTAAAACCCGTAACTCTGGCAGATGGACTGAAGCACAATTCACTTCCTTTATTAAAGGAAACCTAAGACGCATTACGTCTAAGTGGGGACCAATTCAAGATTGTTTGAGGGAAGCTCGCGTAAGACGTGGCTTCTATATCTGTAGTGATTGTAAGGAAGAAGTGCCAGCATCTACCAGAGATGAGAGCGGTAAGAGAGTGAAGAATGTCCATGTTGACCACGTAGTTCCAGTGATTGATCCAGATATTGGTTGGGTTAGTTGGGATAGTACGATTGACAGGATGTTCTCAGAGCGTGATAATCTACAAGTGTTGTGCTATGAATGTCATAAGCTAAAGTCTGATGACGAGAAAGCTAGGGCTAAGGTACGACGAGATAATAAGAAAGGGTTAGACGATGACGAATAGAATATTTGTCTTTGGTTCTAATCTAGCTGGTCGACATGGTAAGGGTGCTGCTCTATTTGCTAAACAACACTATGGAGCTATCTATGGTGTTGGTCAAGGTAGGCAGGGTGATAGTTACGCCATTCCTACTAAAGATGAGTGCCTACAAACACTGCCACTAAGAGAGATAAGAGGGTGGACTAATGCTTTCATTGCGTATGCTATCCACCACCCTAATCTAGAATTTGATCTCACGCCTATTGGTTGTGGATTGGCTGGCTATAGTCAAGACCAAATCAGACCACTATTCAAGTACAAACCTAATAATGTATATTTTACCAAAGAATGGATTAATAATGACGAATGAATTTGCTACAGAAGTACGTGGGTTTTCCACATTCCAAGACGTTGACAACCGTGTATTGCGTGGTTGGAACCAGTATAATGTCCTATCCAACATGCATACAAGTAATATGGATGCAGTGGGTGAGGAATATCTAGAAAGCCTGTCTAAGGGTGACAAGCTCTATCTGTACATCATCACTGAGTATGTTAAGGAACATGGTCGTGAAGCTACAGGACGAGAAATTCAATTTAATCAGATTGGACTGGTGGCTTAATGCCGGGTAAATTTGTTAGTTCGCGAGAAGAACTGGCTGCTAAGTTAAATTACGATAAAGAAACTGGTATTTTAACTTGGAAATCTTCTGGTAAAGTAGCTGGATCAAAGAATAACGGATATATCCGCATCGGTAAACATGGAGTTTATGCACATCAACTGGCAATTTTTATTGTTACTGGTGAGTGGTGTGCTGAAGTTGATCATAAAAATCATAATGGTATGGATAATCGATGGGCCAACCTTCGTGCTACTGATAGATTTGGCAACAATAGAAATGTCAGGGTTTCAAAAAATAATAGAACTGGTGTTCTCCATGTACACAAACATGTAAATGGTTACGACGTAAGAGTCGGAAAATATTTTAGGAAATTCACAACAGACTTTAAAGAAGCTTGTACATTGGCCACAGAAGCCCGTGTTAAATATTATGGAGAATACGCATAGTGGCACGGATTTTGATTTTAGATGTAGAAACGGCGCCTCATCTTGTTTATGTTTGGAAATTTTTTAAGGAGAATGTTGGTGCTAAACAAGTGTTGGAAAATGGATATATGCTATCCTTTGCAGCTAAATGGATCGGCGAAGAAAAGGTTTACTATGAGGACTTGTCAAACCAGCATGAGAAAGATATGCTCACCGTCCTACATGATCTTCTAGACAAGGCTGATATTGTAGTTGCCCATAATGGTGATGGGTTTGATCTGCCACACATTCAAGGCAGGTTCATGCTTCATGGTATCAAGCCACCTGCCCCATACAAGCAAGTGGATACAGTGAAGATTGCTCGTCGGGAGTTTAACTTCCCATCCAACTCGCTAGAGTATTTGGCTAAGGTGCTAGAGCTTGATATTCAGAAGGGTCAGCATAAGAAGTTTCCCGGATTTGAGCTATGGCTCGGTGTTCTGAGGAATGACCCTGAAGCTTGGGCAGAGATGAAGACTTACAACATTGACGATATCCTCGTCCTAGAGAAGCTCTATCTCAAGTTCCTCCCATACATTCGTAATCATCCTAATGTTGGTGCGTACAATGATGGTGAAGAACCTGTATGTCCTAAGTGTGGATCAGATCATATTCATTATCGTGGATATGCCCATACAGCTGTCAGTAAGTTTAGACGCTTTCAGTGTAATGATTGTGGTGGTTGGTCTCGTAGCCGTCTCCGTGAAAAAGATGTGAATGTAAAACAAGTGAACGTAGGAAACTAATATGAATAATCTGACGAATGAAAATGTAGACGGTTTCGCCGATCTTATCGATCTAGATAATGACGCTGGTGGTAATGTAATGGATGCTTATCAGGAGCTGGCTACCAAGTCAGCTGTATACCCCGGACAGGGGACACCTCTTGGTATGGCTTACGTAGCCCTCAAGATGAATGGTGAAGCTGGTGAGTTTGCTGAGCATGTAGGCAAGGCCATGCGTGATGATAGGTATGGTGAAGATGAACTAACTAAAGAACGTCGTCTTCTCCTTATCAAGGAGGTGGGTGATGTTCTGTGGTATCTCTCAGCAGCATGTAATGAGCTTGGTATTAAGCTTTCCGACGCTGCCCTCACTAACCTCGAGAAGTTGGCTAGTCGTACTGCACGAGGTGTACTGAATGGCTCTGGTGACAACCGATAAAACTATCTGGTGCAGCGCTGGATGGTTTAGGGGTAGTTTCTATTATGGGTTCTGTCCCTCAGAGAAGGCTTGGAAGAGAGAGGCCAGACGATTAGGTAGTGATATTGGCCCTTATCCAACTACCTCTGGCAGGGCCACATTCCTTAATAACAAGGATGGCAAGCGTGTCGTTATCGTTACAGTAAAAGATGGGTTGGAAAATAACCATAACGCACTAGAAGTGGCTTGTCTACTAGTGCATGAAGCTGTACACGTATGGCAAGAGCTTAGAATAACTATCGGTGAAGATAAGCCGAGTGAGGAATTCGAAGCCTACTCTATCCAAGCTATTTCACAAGAGCTTATTAATGCTTTTCAAAATTCTAGGAGACAATTAAATGACTGTGGTAAATAACACTGGTGTAAAAAATGACATTGGGAAGGTTCGCTTGGAGCTTATTCCACCTGAACTCCTCTTCGCTGTAGGAGACATCTTAACCTTTGGTGCTAATAAATACGCCGACAGGAATTGGGAAAATGGAATGAAATGGTCCCGTGTATTTGGGGCCTTGATGCGTCATATGTGGTCTTGGTGGGGTGGTAAGGCTCCCACCAGTAAGAGCTTCCTGTTTGGTGAACTGGATAGTGAGACAGGACGTTCTCATCTATGGCACGCTGGTTGTTGCCTAGCCTTCTTGATTGCATATGAGGAACGAGGGATTGGTGAAGATGACCGAAGCAAGTAAAGATTTTATCCAACTTTATAGCGGCATTGATTTCTATTTTCTAGAGCCGACGCCAGACAAGATTTTGATTGAAGATATTGCACACACCCTCTCTCTTCTTTGTAGGTTTGGTGGTCATTGTAGAGAGTTCTATTCTGTAGCAGAGCATTCTGTAAGAGCTTCTAATATCGTAGCCCCTGAACATGCTTTTGAAGCATTGATGCATGACGCTACAGAAGCATATCTTGTGGATATGCCACGGCCTATTAAACATGTTCTTCAAGGCTATCGTGATATCGAACACAATCTTGATAGAGTTATTCGTGAGAAGTATGGTCTTCCTCCTGAAATGTCTAAAGAAGTTCACCTAGCTGATAATATTATGCTAGCCACTGAACGTCGAGATTTAATGCCAGAAACAGTCACCCCTTGGATGTGGCTACCAGAGCCTTATGGATCAACTATCAAGCCTATGAGTCCTAAAGAAGCTCAAGAAGTATTTATACAAAGATATAAAGAACTCGCAGTTAGAGAGTATTAAATGAATTTAGAGAATAAAGTGTTGTCGGACGTAGTGGTCCATACAAAATACGCCCGCTTCATGAAGGACTTCAATCGTCGTGAAACATGGGAAGAGTTAGTTTGGCGTAATGCAGATATGCACATGCGTAAATATCCCGATTTGGCTAAAGCTATTTACAAAACATATAATGACTACGTGATCCCTAAGAAGGTGCTTCCTTCTATGCGTTCACTACAATTTGGAGGAAAGGCAATTGAGCGCAACCCTTCTCGTATTTATAACTGTGCTTATCTTCCCATTGAGCATACCGATGCTTTTAGCGAAACTATGTTCCTCCTGCTCGGTGGAACTGGTGTTGGCTACTCAGTTCAGTCTAGGCATGTTGATAAGCTTCCTTTGGTTTTGGGCACTAAAAATCGGACCCGTCGTTATGTAATTGGTGATAGTATTGAGGGATGGGCAGACGCAGTAAAGGTTCTTGTGGAGTCTTATTTCTACGGGAAGCTGCGTCCCATTTTTGATTATGGAGATATTCGTGAAAAAGGAACAGAGTTGGTTACGTCGGGAGGTAAGGCTCCCGGTCCAGACCCGCTTCGAGTATGCTTGGCTCAGGTTGAAGCAATCCTTCACGGGGCCTCTGGACGACGACTTAAGAATATTGAGGCTCATGATATATTGTGCTTCCTTGCTGATGCTGTACTTGCTGGCGGCATCCGACGGGCTGCTATGATTGCACTGTTCAGTGCAGATGATGATGAAATGATGGAGAGTAAGAGTGGAAACTGGTGGGAACTCAATCCTCAGCGTGCAAGGGCCAACAACTCTGTTGTCCTGCTCAGAAGCGGAACAACTGAGGAAGTATTTAAGAGAATATGGGCTAGGGTATACGCTAGCGGTGCTGGTGAACCCGGTGTGTATTGGACAAACAATCTCGATTGGGGAACGAACCCGTGTTGTGAGATTGCACTCAAACCATATCAATTTTGCAATCTAACGGAAATCAATGGTGCGACAATCGAAGGTGAAGAAGATATGTATGACCGTTCATCCGCAGCTGCGTTCATTGGGACACTACAAGCAGGTTACACTGACTTCCACTATCTTCGTCCCATCTGGAAACAAACCACCGAAGAAGACGCCCTGATTGGTGTTGGCATCACTGGTATTGGTGCAGGTGCTATTGATGAACGCTGGTTGCCAGATGCTGCTGCATATGTAAAAGGTACAAATGAAGATGTGGCTGAAAAGATTGGCATCAGTAAGGCCGCTCGTACTACGACAGTGAAGCCTAGTGGCACTAGCTCACTAGTTCTAGGTTCTTCCTCTGGTATTCATGCCTATCACAACGACTTCTATGTGCGTCGTATGCGTCTAGGTAAGGATGAAGCTATTTGGAAATACCTGTCTGCTACCCTACCTGAACTGTGTGAAGATGAGTTCTTCCGACCAAAGACTATGGGTGTGGTCTCAGTGCCACAGAGAAGCCCACAGGGAGCTATCATGCGAACTGAAAGCCCACTAGCCCTGCTAGAGCGAGTTCGAGCCTACAACGAGCTGTGGGTCAAAGGGGGCCATACGAATGGTGAGAATAGAAACAACGTCTCTTGTACAATTAGTCTCAAAGATGAAGAATGGGACGACGTTGGAGAATGGATGTGGGAATGGAGAAACTCATACAACGGTATCAGCGTTCTGCCCTACGACGGGGGAACTTACGTACAAGCACCTTTCGAAGATTGTACGGATGTTGAGTATGAACGACTAGTCAAGTATGTCCATGACATTGATCTGACTAAGATAGTAGAGAATGATGACAATACCAACCTCTCAGGTGAAGCTGCATGTAGTGGCGGAGCTTGCGAAATAGTTTAAGGAAATATTATGTATGGACCTCCAAAAGGTTTTATGGAGACGCTAGTTTTTCTAGCCTCTCTTGGAATTGGATTTTCAGTAATGTCGATCATATACGGTATTTACAAACTAACCTATTTTCTTATGTATCATGTGCAGATAGTATAAACAAATAAAGGGGGCTAGGATGGATCAAACCAACCTGCCCCCTTTTGTTATTCATCGTTTGGTATCTTTCTTACCATACTAACAATAGCTTTGACATCTTGTCGCAACTCTTTTATCTGTTCTTTAATCTCCTCATCACGAGCTTTCTCATACTCTTCCCTGATAAGAATTTCACGTTTCAGTAGTTCTATCTGTTGTTCGTTAGTATTAACTTTACGCAACAGGACAATAATACCAGCTAGTAGGGTTGATACTAGCCCATATATCCATGTATTGATTTCGCTCAACCATACGTTCATTATTTCTTGAACCTGCCGATAAGAGCTTTACTACCATCAATCAGGAATACAGCTGAGATCATCCAGCCAGCCCATTCATCCAACGGATAAGGAAGGGCTGCTACATTCCATTCAAATCCACATACACTATCGACGATAACTGCTGACCACCAGAAACCTAGTGGTACGACGAAGAACAGCTGGAACCACCATGTGCGTCCCACAAGGAGATTGGCCTGAGCGTTAATCCATGTTTTGGTAACATCCGCCTTAATCTCTTCCTTCTTCGTCTCGTCATCCATCTTATGTTCAATAACATCTAGGATGCGCTCAAGACCCCCACCAGTGAGCGTGGTGAAAACCCACTTCCCAACCTTAGTTAGAAATGTAAACATTACTTACCTCCACGTAGAAGGGCAAGGAGAAGCTTCACCCACCAAGGGGTAGTGTCATTAGGCTTAGTAGTAGAAACGCTCTCAGTAGGCTTCTCTGTCGGTTTAACGACAGGTTCTACCACAACACTATCCCCTAGTACGCTTTCTTCACCATAACCAATACGCTTGAGATCAGCATCATACTGCTTGGCATAGCCAGCAATTAATTCAGCATCATCCAAGCCATTCACAATACGACGGGCCTGTACGAAGTCACTCTTCTGTAGTGTGATATAATCACTGAGCTTACGAGAGGTGAACCAGCCCTCAATCATACCATCGAGTAGGATAGGAGCAGCATACTTAGTCTCTAGGAGTAGTGCAGGGTTCTTGATAAAATCAACACCAAGTTTAGCCGAAGCCTTCTTGTAGTTGTAATCCCAAGTAATCTGTACGTAACCACGCCCTACATAGGGGTAATACTTCTTAGCCTTTAGGTATTTCTCACTACCATATTCCTTGACAGGCTTCATGGTGTGTGCAGTTTCATGATATGCTGTCGCTAGCACATACGCTAGCTGATTACGAAGAAGCCCCTTCTTAGAGGCTTCCTTGATAATCAATTGTGTATCACCCAAATTCAAATTCATTTTATTTCCTTATTCGTCGTTAAAGGCAGTTAGTGCCCATTGTGGGATACTTTCCTTATGGTGACTCGGACCCCAAGCTCTAGTTCCACCCATATCTAGATGGATAGAATTAGCGTAGACACCTACACCCTTGAACCCCTGTGCACGAGCAAGCTTAATAAGCTTAACACGTTCAGACCTGCCGAGATCAGACACATCTAGATCAATGGCATTACCATGAATATGTTGGCTACGCTTAGCCCCACCAGCCTTAGCATTTCTATTGGCATCACGATAACCGCTAACCACTGGTAGAGGTTTGCCGAATGTATTCTGCAACGCTACCAGATTATCTTTAATATCCGGCTTCAGGTTTTCAATATCAGGTGTATAACCTCGTGCCCTACTAACATTAATCTCGTCAGTAGACATACCATCCTGTTGATCTCTTGCGTCCAACACTTCCTGAATAACATCTTCATTAGGAGTTTCTACCAAGTCGTTAAGGTTGAAATCCTGTTGAGCTGTTTGATCAGCGGTTGGTGTGAAAGAAATCTTCTTAGGTGCTTCACTATCAGCTGCTGGCTGCTGGTCAAAGATAGTAGGAGCAAGCTGTTCAAAGCTAGCCTTGTAGTCTGTGTTACCATTGATGTGAGCATTGCTGATCACCATCTTGTTCAACACTTTACTAAACGCACTGTTATTAAGAACGTTAACAGCTGCCTTGTTGGTCATATTAGGATCAACACCAGCCTTGAGCTTGAAGCCAAATCGGCCAGTCTCAATAGTAGGCTCAACAATATCCCCCACCTTAAACGTGATATCTCCAGCTGCACTAGGTGCAACATCCTTCATACTACGAGCGTACATCTTACCAAGCTCATCTTTGAGCATAGGAACGACATACGAACCATAACCATCCTGAATAACCTGTGCTGCCCTAGCTTTAAACTGTTCAGGAACTGTGTTCCCCTGCATGTATTTACCAACCTCTGGATTAGAGAGGAAGTCGATTACAGGCTGGAACTCTTCTGCACTCTCAGTAGAATTGGAATAAATATCAATACCACGCAATACAGAAGTGAGCTGCTGATCAATCTCTTTCTTAGTGGGTTCATCAAGAGTGCCACTATTAGCCTTACCGATTACAGATGTAAGTGTGTCGAAATACTTTCGTACACCCTTGGACTCACTACCACCACTTGGCAATGGATCAGCCGGCTTAGAAGGAATTGTTCCGCCACTAGCTTCAGTCGAAGCGAGAGAAGAACTAGACTGTAGGTTCTTAGCATATTGAACTGCCACTTCAGCAAGCTGAGCACCAAGTACGTCACCCATAGACTTAGACAGGTTAGACATAGCAATCCACTGATGAGCTTCAGGCGTAAGGTTCTGTACTACTAGAGCTTCGGCACGAGCCTTAGCATTCTTTGTACGAGCTTCAAACATGCCAGTATCATATTCACCAGAGAGTTCCTTTACATACGTATCAAGCAAGTCCTTAGACGGCTGTATGATCTGCTGCACTTTCTCATTACCAACAGACAATACATCACCAGACATGGCAGCTGTACGTTGTGCAAAATCCTGCTGCATACTAAGGATACCATCACGAATAATCTTCTGGCGTTCCTGTTCGTTAGTAGCCTTGTTAGCAGCTTCCTTCACCTCAGTATAACGGGCATTCCAATATGGGAGACTATCAGCACCAACACGAGCTAGCGAAGACATAACCTTTTCGGTTTCAGCTTCCTTAAGTGTCTTGCGCTGCTTATCAGTGAGATCGAGCCTAGAACTAGCATTATTGAGACGCTTAGTGTCATCTTCCAATTCCCTTACAGAACGCTGGAATTTCTCCAGATCGGCAATAGCCGCTTCTTCCTTACTTGAATTACCAACATCATTAGACGAAATGAAACCACTGTCTACAGCGGCTGTAATCTGCGCCTGACGCATCTTGACACGCTGCTGAGCATCCGTGTCAATATCAGAGAAACCACTCTGTGTGCGGTTGGTAGAGTAGCGAGCGAGGACATCCTGTTCGAGGTTAGGCATACTAGCCAACGTCTGAGACAGGAGAGCCTGTTTACGTACCGTCCCCTCAGAAGGGGACAGTCCTTGTTCCATAGCACTATCAATCTCGATAAGACGAATACTAAAATCGGCCAGAGCTTTATTCTTGTCCCCCTCTGCTTTATTACGCATAGAGGTGGCAACAACCTTAGCACCAGTGATTAGTCCCTTACCGATGGTTTCCAGCCCATCCAGTTCACCCTGACGAGTGACTGGCTGGACTAGTTGAGCAGCAGGTTCGATCTTAGTGTCGACATCTGTTACCCTAGTTGAAAAGTCTGTTGCCATTGTTATTCTGGCCCTTTCATTCCGTCATAAATCTTAATTAGTCTATCTCTATCTTCTGGCTTAACAGGAGATTTACTCAATGCATCTAGCAGATCATCACGCGTGATAAGTGGGAACTGTTGGATAAGGCCATTAAGAATAACATGATCCCCACCCTTCATACGCTTCATAACCTCACCACGGATATAAGAGAGTGCTGTTGGATTACCTTCCCATACTCGGTTGGCTTCCCTATACATCCTCAATACAAACTCAGTTTCTTTTTCTGAGATGCCTTCACGAGCTAGACGCCTAGAGGTTTCATCCAACAGGTATTTAACATCGTCTTTGAAGGCTGTAGACATTTCGTATGTCTTCGTACTAAATGCGTATTTAAGCATCTCATCTGTGGTTTGGAAGCCCATCGTTCTCATCATAGCTTCCATTTCGTTAACATCACTGTCAACAACATTGCCCTTAGTATCAATAGCCTGACCACGCTGGAAAGCGTAGCGTGCCTTAAAGATATTAGACCCACCAGAGAAAATACTCAGGAAGGTTTTACCCACATCTTTAATAGCGCCATCATCTTCAGGAACTGTAAAGAACCTATGCATCGATTTAACTAGATTACCAATCCTAGCGTTATCACCATAGACAAGGCTGACAGAAGGACTGCTTGTTACAACACCCTCCAAATCCATCGTGCCTACAGCTTCAAACATATTAATCAGATTGGGCATCTCAAGCAAGCGCATAGACGAACTAAAGTCAACATCTACCTCTTCGCCATACACAGCCGATAGAGTTTTATTCATAGCTAGGTTGAACAAACCACCAGCAACAAGTTCCTGTAGTTCAGGATCATTCTCTGGGAGCAGCTTCATAGCCTGTTCGTAGAGAAGGCCATACCCCGTACCATATACGGTGAGATATGCTGTCCCTAGCTTCAGCCTGTCCATTCGTGACAAGGCTCTATTCCCCATAACAATCTGAGCAAACGCCTTGTGAGGTGCCTGAGCAAACTGCATAATAGCAGACAGAGCATTCTCGTTATACGCTAGTTCACCAGCCTTGTTCATGTTCAATGTCAAATCACGGACACGAGCATGAAGGAGGTTAAGAGCTTCAGCGTCTATCTTCTTACCACTGCGTCTGAGAACATCATACTCAGAAAGCCAGATGGCCTTCATCAAATAATTCTCACCAGCTTCAAAACCTACCTTCTGCATAACATCGATAGGCTTAGCAATCACTGCCTTAGTCTTGTCGTAGATTGTACGATTGACCAACGACTTCAAGTCATCCCTGATCAACGAGTGAGCAGAGACAGCAGAAGCAATACCACTATCACGATAAGCCTTCTCCATATTCTTGGCTTCTTCTAGCGTCATCCCTGTAAACTTATTACCCAATGATTTAATGAAGCTCTCAGCATCACCACCTCTATCGAGATAACGAGCATGGGCCATATACCAAGGAAGTTTAGGAATGAACGAAGGGTTAGTAGCTAGAATAACTGGCAAGCCCTGTGAAGCCTGTACAACTACCTGCCGGACAGGGTTAGCTGCCAGCAAGAGGCGGAACGCCTTCTTACGTGCCCAAGCTGTAGGAGCTGTATTAGCAGCTGCATGACCAGCAGTTTCAATCCAACCAAACCCTTTCTTACCACTCGTTGTAGCGATAGATTTGAAGAAGTTTTTCGAGACATCATCCAACAGATTAACAAACCCATTCTCCATCTGGTCAATATAACGATAGGTGGACAGGGCGTCATGGTACTTGCCAGCGTCATCTGTAATGTTAGGCTTAACCAAATCCTTCACACTGTCAGGCCACATCTTGGCTTTAGTCGTTGGATTACGTGGCAAAAACTCATCATACTGCCTCATGAAACGCTTCTTAGACGTATCAAGATATTCCTTCATAGGAATACGACGAGAGATAGAATTGATCGAACGGATCAAGCTTTCCTCTGGCGTAGCAATATGTCTGAAGTTAGGGTCAGTAGGACGAGAAGTAGTATCCTGTAGCATTTCACCACGGGTACGCTGTGGAGTTAGGCCAGAGTTAACCCTAGCATTCCACATCATCTCATCAAACTCTTCCCCCTTCAAGTCTCCACGTACAGAATACACAGCCTTTGGATCAGCAGCTTGCAGCCTCTTAAGATGTTCTTCAGCGTCTTTGATGTTAGCAGCAGTCGCTATAGCCTTAGTGTACTCAGTACCATCAGCGTTCTTTACAACAGTGGTGATGAAGTATGGGTCTTTGTAATAAATTGTAAAATGACCCTCACGGTAGTTCATAAGCTTGTCGCTCTCACGGAGAGAACGAACGTAATTGTGACTGTTATTACTAACCTTCACATAAGCGATGGTCTCACCCTTAACATCGATAGGTGTACGAGCCATAGCGATAGTACCACCATTCTTATACAACTCTGTGCGTTCTTTAGAAGTGATGGGGCGGATAAGTCCAAGTTCTGGATCATACACTTTAGTCACTTTGAGGTTGCCTACAGTCGAATTAGTGATTGGTTTAACCAGAAGTGAGTCCTGTCCATCAGACGTGACGAACATTTGAAACCCCTTACGCTTAGACTGGCGTACAGCATCAGTGTTATAGAGTACGTAATTCGTATCATTAACACGCTTCCACGAACGGATAGCATCAATCATACCATCGTCCCAACCATCAGCCCTGAGCTTAGTCACATTGAGCTTGAGGCTCTTGTGGTTAGCTTCAACAATGTAGTTGTCAATAATCTTACGCTTAACATTGTCTACACTATTATAACTCTTAGCCCACTGATCACCAAGATCAAGGAGAAGCTTCTGTGACTGTGCAGTTTTATCAACCGCTACAGAGGCTGCTCTGGTGAGCTGTGGATCGATGTAGCCTGTCGGAGGGATAAGATGCTGAGTGATACTCCCACCCTTGCCCTTGGTGTACACAGGCAGCTTGTCGAAGAGGTTTAGATCAACGCCGAGAACTTTGCCCTCTACATTAGTGACAGACCAATTGATCGTGTCTGATGGATCATACGGGGTGGTATGATCAATAGCCACCATATAGTTTCCCTTAAGATTGGCAGCTGTGGAGTTTGGATTAACTTCTTTAAGATTACCATCTGCTCCACGACGAAAGAGTTTAATCTCATCGTCCAGCAAGCCATACTTACGAGTGGCCAGCTTAACCTGCATAACGGCATCCTTGCCATTCTTGAACCCACCTTCAGCAGGACCAAACACAGTTTGGATACGAACCCCATCATCAACAGCCTGAATGGTGGTCATTTCCTTGTGGGAGATAAGACCAGTAACATCCTTATTAGTAATATCACCAATAACTGTAGCGAGCTTGGAGTCCTTCTCTGCACGAGTGAAGTTAATCGTACCACTGTCACCAGCGATTTGTCTAACTACATCCATATCAGGATTGAACTCAACGTCATCAATAAGGGGCTTGTAACGGATAGAGCCATCGAACGCACCAATCTCTGGGCCGACACTATTCACCACTACATCTTCTCTTGACGCGTTGAACAAAGACTTAGCTAGCTCGCCTGTATCATCATCAGCTGCTGCTTTAATCAAAGCATTAGCACTCTTTGAGTTGGTTTGAGAAACAACCTCACCTGCACTCAAAGGAGAACGACGAGTAAACTTAGCAATGTTACCCGCACTAGACATGCCGTTCTTAATAGAACGAACTGTAGCTCCAGCACCTACTAGATCAAGGATGGATGTAATATCATCTACAACCCTGTCAGCCGTGGTGTACTGCCCTTCTACAAGGTAGTCTCGCAAATGGTTCATAAGCATCATAGAGTTTGTATCACCAAGGATACTACCTTCCGACGCCATGACAACATCATAAACGGACTGAGCGATCTTAAGACGGTCCTGAAGTGGAACAGCTGCGACAAACTTACGAATGTCTTCCTTACTTTCCCCTAGCAGACCAATACTCTTAACAATACCAGACGCCAAACTATTAACATCATCTTCCTCAATAGCTGTACGCAGACGTGTCTGGATTTCAGCAGCCAAGCCTTGTTCCATAAAAGGGACAACAGCTTCAAGGAAGTTCTTACCAGCTTCAATAACGCCCGGAGAATTAGCCATGTCAGCTTCATTCACCATCTTCTGAATTTCAGAATTGTATGCGTTTACTTCAGCCAGCCGGCCCACAATGTCAACACGAGTTTCTTCAACTTCATCGTTGTCAGTTACAAGCCCTTCTTTTTCAATTTGATTAATCCCGAGGATTTCCTGCGGCGAACGGGCTTTCTTAATAGGGGAAGCTCCACCACGCCACTGAGAGGCCATACCTACTTTCTGATCAAGGGGGATGCTCTCATCACTAAGAATTTCCCCCATCTGTTGAGTGGTTAGATCGTTCTCTCTCTGATTGGCCTGAGCCATAACATTATCGTATGTTGGAGAGTTTGTATTCAGATTAAATTCTGAACCGATTACATTGTAAACTTCAACAGCTGCTTCTGGCTCTACCAATAGCGCAGCATGTGCAGCCAAGTTATTAGCCGTACCCTTGTTATTGATTGGCATCAAAGACGTATTCTGGTCCTGTACCAGATCATCAAGGGTAGTGTCGTTCTGGCCAGCCAGAGCATTCAGATCAGTTAGCATGTCTATTTCCTATATTAGCCATTTGGAGAAGGTGTTTGGAATGCCCCGAATGCACCACCCACAGTGCTACCGAACAACCCCCACATCTGCCCCTTGTAATCGTAGTCAGCTGCTCGCTGGTTCCGATTATTAATACCTTGGATTGCCTTAGTCTGCCCTTGAGCAAACGCATTAGCACTGCCCAAGTTAGTATTGATTACACCAGTTGCACCCTGTGAACCAGAGCTACCTGTTGCACCAGCATTCTCACTCTGCTGTAGAACCATAGCCCTACGCACACGAGCCTCTCGGATAGCCTTACGGCGTGAGTCCGCACTCTCATTCTTCTGTTGTGCATTAGCAATGGCGTTAGCTTCCTTACGCTCCGCTGAGGCTTTACGTCCCATCGTATATTGCATAACGCCTGTGACAACAGATGTAGCAGCAATAACTGCACCAATCAATGTTTCAACGCCCATCTTAACACCCTATATTTGACTCCATCCCATTCCATTTCTCCAATATCATCGTATCCTTTGAATAAGGAATAGAACTTAGGAGTGGCTGAATACGAGAATATATAATCATATCCAGCCGAACCTATTTTCTTTTTAAATATTTCAAACTCAGACTGCAAATGTTTGACAACTTTAGTGGTCATTTTCTTCATTTCAATATGAATATAAAGAATATCGTCCACCTCTTCTAGTCTCACTTTGTAGTCATCGTTATCACGATACACCCTTCGCTTAACCTTATGTGCCATTATTAACTCCAACAGCCATAGACCAGCCATATAGATGCATCTCCTTCTTAGGAGAAGAAGTGAACTTAAGTGAAAAGGCCCTACCTCTCCCTCGCAACTTATTTTTAGTTACGATAGTTTCGTAGCCTGTATCAAAAGGATCACCTACACCACTAGGCATATAAAATCTACGATAGCGGTAAACTTGAAATGGCACACTCCACTTGTTTGAATTGGCCGAATTTGTCCAATCCCATTGTGATTGCACCATACATGAAGATTGGTTAGATGGAATGATATCACTGCCATCTAGCTCAAATCCTGTCTCTGTCCTTTTCATATGGACTATAAGATACGGGACTTGTTTAAACCTCATAGCATCACCACCAGTCAACGCACCAGTGATTAGTGTAGCAGGTGCATCAACACCAACAGTATTATAAGATTTCCAATCCACAAAGTCTACATCTGTGTACGTAGCGAATGTATATCTGATAGTTGGGGAGATGTCAGTTACTACTAGATAACCAACCTCAAACAAACTATCTATGTTAGTCCTATATTTACGCGTGATCGTCACTACAGTTCCACCAACAGTGACGTTAGACCCGCCCACAGTCACATTCTCTTCTTCTACATTCACTTTAAATGAATTAGTATTAAAGCCAGATAGTACGATAGGTGGGGTATTACCATTAACTTGACTGATATGTCGTTCATAAAATGCTGACAAGTTCAGGTCTAGTACAAGCTCTTTCTGTTGAGAGATAGACGACAAACTATTGTCATACAACCATCTCACCTTCTTTTGATACCCATCATAGACACCAACTACACCGTACTTGCTCTCTGTAGAGATATTGTTATACAATTTCTGGATACGAGTTTGTGTGAGGTTAGTAGAAACCCAATCTCCAAACTCATTTGTCTTGATATGGTAGATACCATCATCAGACCAGTACATGATTGTGTTATCAACTTCTACTACACTGTCAGACCCTAGTACACCTCTGTCTGATATCTTGTCAACTACATAGTTAGTAGCAGAGAACCCACTATCATTACCACCATAAATTCTCCACCATCCACTAGCACCACCCACAAACAAGCTACTACCCAATGCAATCATAGACCTGATGCCGTAGGAGTTACTGATGCGGATATAACCACCATCTGTATCGATAATATCGGTGGCCTTATCAGAGGTTGGATCACCATCTTGATAACATTTAGTGATGAGTGATTTGTCTGTGATCAGTTGTGAGAAGGTAACATAAGAAGATAGGTTAGGTGATTTTTCATCACCATCAATCACATCTCCAGAAAATCCACCAAACCACACCCTACCAGCAAATTCACTAATAACTGTGGCTCCGCCTGAAGTTTTATCATCAGGGAGATTTGTAACCTTACGCGTAAGTTCTGGATAGATGGCCCTATTTTCTGCATCTGCACTAATACGGCTAGCCCCACGATTGAGCAAATCAATAATGAAATACCCCTGAGCAGCCCTAAAGTTACCAATAGGGTCAACTAGCAAGTCTTTAGCAAAGAAGCGTCTAACAGTTCTATCACCAGAGTCATCAGCGTTTGCGTATAGAAAGGCGATAACAGTGTCAGAGTTAGATGGATACTTAGTTGGAGATGTCCAAATATTAACAGGGTCTTTCACACTGGACTCGTCAGAGTTGATATAGTGTGGAATAGCGAAACCTTGATTACGCAAGTTATACAGATGGTTTTGTGATAGAGATGTTGGCCTCTTCTGGACATTCTGTCCAATAGTTAGGTCATCACCACCGTTTTTATCTTCAACACCCCAGAAATCTCTAACTTTAATTGTATCAGTCTTATAGCTGAAGATACCATTATTGTAAGTTACTATTGTGATTTGACTAACACCAGAGGCAACTACAAGACCACCATCAATAGACGTAAAGGAATATTTTTCATTTATAGGGGAGCCAGAAAAAGTTCTTGTCCCAATTAGAGAAGACGACAGTACATCATTATCACCATCAAAGAATTTTACCTGATTACCAAACTGTACACAGATAATAGATTTCAGTGGATCACCACCTACATTCTCCCACTTATACGTTCTGTACGCAATCGATGAGGAACTAGATGATCCAATACCAGTGTTGACTTCTACAAAACCATTCTCGTAGTCCATGCCCAGAGAACGCTGGCGAGAGCCATCACTATTAAGCTCCATGTTGATATCAACAAAAGAGGAGTTGTCAGGATAGGTTAGTGGTGACGCATCAGTAACGAGGCCACCAACAAATTTGTTAATCTCTACCTTCGCCAGCTGCGTCATTCTTCACCTCTCTTGGGAATAGCTTCACCTTCTTAATAGGTGGAGGCCGGTTTTCAATTTCCTGCTTAAAGAGGATGTACTGATCGATGGCCATTTTAGCTTCTCGAACTTTAGTGTAACTACCTCTGAACATATCAGGGATTTGACCACCACGTCCGGGAGATTTGATAACACTCATTCCGAATGTGCCATCACTCTCAATTACATACCCTTTATATTCCATTATTTAACTCTATCTTTCTTTTTATTAATCCACGCTTGCTTAGAGTTATTCCTCAATGCTGTGGAAATCATCGTCTTTCCATACACATCATAGTCACTATTGACGCGTGGACCTTTACCAGAACGGAGAGTTCTTGTCTGTTTGACAGATGAACTGCCAACATCCTTGACATTGGCTGATTGTTTTCTGCCTTTAAGCTTCATCGATCATCCTGTTTGAATGTTGGTTCCTCTTGGAACTTGCTGTGGCCACCACCATTCCTACCATAACGAACATACTTGACACCACCCTCAACACGCCAACTCTTACGAGATAGCCATTGGTTCTGGCTCTTACTTTCTTGTTCAGCTTTAGGATCGGCCTTCTGAGCTAGTTTAATAGCAGCCCGGCTCTTGCTCTCTTCAATCAGATAAGTGAAGGCTTCTTCAGGAAGGTCTGGGATAAACGAATCACTAATAGTGAATACTGGACTGACGTATGCCCTTACTTGCGTCTTTGAATTCTGAAGGACATTATCCACATTACTATCATAACTATCAAAGACGAGTTTGTTGTCGTCGAAGCTGGTAAAATATGACGGAGCCTTGTTGTTCTGGATAACGTAAACACTCTGTCCATCTGTGATCTGGTCGGTATGTACATCATCAGTATTCCTGCCATAGAATAGACGCAGCATGTCATCAGGCTCGATATATTTCACTTCCTCAAATCTGAGGCGTGTTTCACCAAGCTTTTTCTTATCATAATAAACTGAAATCAGCTCTTTGATATTATCATCAAATGTCATAATGTTTGGTTTATTACTATCGGCAGAGGAATTAATTTTGATTAGTTTTGCAGTGTGCGGCCAGTTACGTCGGCTGATGATAGCTTCATAAGTGCTTTTGACAATCTGAGCAATCTGAGTGCTTTCAGGTGTGTCATTAATACTATTGATTTCATCAGTGTCAATGTCATTGGCGATATCTTGTACAATCGCCAAAAGATTTTTCTTAGACATTAAACAGCCCCTTCTACCTTAACCACACGAGCCCAATAGCTAGGAACGTCACCCCAACCAGCGTCAACCACTGCGATAGGATGTAGGCCACCATCATTCTGTCCTGCGCTATCACGCATAACCTGAATTTTAAGGGTATCACCATCTACTAATGACATACCCAAATTAGCTTGAGATGGTCGTGAGTTGTTGTTAGAACTTAGTGAGCAACCTTGTACAAATCCAAATGGTGCATCGTTAACTAGAAGTCTAGCTAGCACGTATGCCGTACTAGTACTCGTAGTTCTGCCAAAATTAAAATTGAATGTAAACTCATAATAACCATCAGTGTTAATAGTAATAACACCACTGCTATCCATCGTTACATCTGCATTCGATACAGTGCTACCAAAACTGGCTACAACTGGTGTATCAACAGCCGATGGTGCGATGATGGCTGAACTTGAATTGGAAATAGAAGAGTGTGAAATAATGTCTAGTGTGTTAGCCCCAACCCAAGAGGTTGTGCCATCGCCATTAGAAACAAGAATTTGCCCTGTAGTGGCAGTGGATGCCCCTTTAGGCTCATGAATATCTGGGTCAGTAATTACTGAATGTTCCATCGTTACCTCTACATAAAAAGAAAGGCGAGCAGGAAGACTATTCCTACCCGCCTCATTAGATTAAGCCTTGGTATACTTGACAATTACATCAAGAGAACCGGCTGCTGTTACCGTTGGAAGAGTACCACCTAGGGCAACACCCACAGTGATTGCCGTAGCAACCGGGGAGGCCCAAGTACCAGTCTTAGATGCAGTCACGTTATAGGTGCCAATAGCTTCAGCCTGAGCTTCAGTAATGACAAAACCATTAGTAACTTCCGTACCCTGCGTACCAATCAGGATGGTGGGCGTAGTACCACCAAGCACGAATGCTTCCTTAACCTGCACGTACACAGTTTCAATGACAGCGCCCACAGGGAGGATCAGAGGGACGAGGAAGGCATCATTCGATGCAACATCACGTACCAGCTGTTCACCAGTGATGGTCATACTAACCTGTGTCTCACCATCCTGAGAATGGTAGACACCAACTGTTTCACCAAGGTTTCGACCTTCGAACTTAGTATGGACATTCTGAACGACATTGCCGCCAGAGCCTACTAGAACGCCATTGCCGAACTTAGCAACTTCAAATTTCATAACCATTTATTGTTCTCCTTAAGCGGCCTTGATGTTCGTCTGATGCGTATAAAGAATACCAAGAGTATCCATACGCTGAACGCCCCAACCATAACGGGAACGGGTTACGAATTCGTCTCGTGCACGATCCTTGTTTCGCTCACCTTCGGTCTTAGGCATACGACGCCATGCGAACATCAGGGGCTTGGTCTGATCGTCTGCAATGCAGAAGAACAGGTTAGCACGAGCGTTAGCAAGCGTAGTCGTACCATCGTTAGCCGAAGCTACTACCGGAAGGCGGTTAGACAGGAGGATGTCCCAACCATAAAGGCTACCTGCAAGACGCTGGCCACGGGCCATACCATTGCGGATAATTTCTACAGCAAACTGAGAAACATCGGACGTAATCGTAACAAGACCATTAAGAGTTGCTTCAACAACCGGGTCAGCTACAAACACACGGGCTTCTGCGGGTACACTAGCCTTATCGAATGCGAGACGCATACGAATGAGGTAGTCAAGCGAGAAGACAGCGTTAGTACCAGTCGCCACAATCTTGTGAGCAAAACCGTTAATATTATACGGGCCAGCCGTCGCGTCGTACACTTCAGCTGCTACTGCGAACATACGTGTTTCAACGTGTTCCTGAATAGCACGAGTGGACTCAGCTGCTCGCTGTGCCATAAGCATGTCAATGTCCGTACCATCTTCACGAAGGTCGTCAGTCACGTACCAAGCATCACCGATATAATCCGTGATCTTCATCGTGATCTCACCACTTTCGATTGGAGAGTAGGTCAGAGGAGTATCTTCAGCGGCTTCCTGAATAGTAACCGAACCGACAGTCTTGATATGGAGCGTTTCGCCCTTACCAAAGTCAGAGACATTGCGATAAAAGACTTCGCCAATCAGACCATCTTCAAGGTTCATCAGGATAAAGCTGGAATACTGTTCGGCCTCAATAAAGGCGCGAGTATTACTTGTAAGCTGCATTTTCTATCCTATTAGTTTTCAATACCGTGTTTGCGGTATACATCTTCCTTAACCTTTACCATGTAAGCCTTAAGGTCTTTAGAGGACGAACCAAGGAGCAAGCTCTTGTCAGGTTTAGCCAGTTCAGACGGTGTGGGATTGTATGGGAGATTAAAGCTAGACGTTGTTGGGGTTGCGGTGGACTTACTTGCACTAAAAAGGGCGAGAACCATCTTAGGGTTTCTCTTGGCAAGTTCACCGAGTTCTTTGGCGGTGGTTCCAAGCTCATCTGCCTTACGGGAGATTACTTCGGATGCCTTGTCACCAAATTTCTGTTTCAAAGTGTTTTGAACCTCGTTGTAATTAGTGTTCTGGAGGGTAGCATTGCTAACGACCTCAAGTTCTTTCCTTACGAGATTTGCAACTGCCTCTTGATCCAACACGCCAGCAGGATTGGTCTGTTCTTGCTTTTGGCCTTCGTCTTTTGCAGTTAGTTGTTTAAGAACATCTTCGATGGATTTTACCTTACTCTGTTCTTCCCGGATACGAGCTAGTTCTTCTTCCTGAGCCTTCTTTTCGGCTAGAAGCTTATTGATGAATTCCTGAGAAGCACCGAGAGCTTTAATCCCATCAGCGACGGTCTTATACTTCGGTTCACCAACTTCATTTTTAATGGACGCGAGGAGGTCATCCGCCGTCTGAGGAGTTAGTGTATTTTCGTTATTGAACACGTCTTGGTCAGACATAAATAATTCCTAATCTTAGCTAAAATTAAATTGGCTGGAATGGCTGGACTCGAACCAACGACAAGGTGATTAACAGCCACCTGCTCTACCAACTGAGCTACATTCCAAAAACGCACGAAGAGACATCTCAACCTCAATGATTGATGTCACGCCTCATACGCACGAGAGTATATATCTATATTATATATATATTTATAATATTAATTTATATATTATATTATTATATATATTATTATAATATCTATAAAGGAGTCACTTACATATAGGTGATTTTAAAAATGAATGTTACAAAAATAAATTTTTATTTATCTTCTTCATCAGTCAAAATACTAATCATCTCAAGCAATCCTCTTTCGTAACCATTTGAGTCTGCTTGATAATAAGCCCATGATGCGTTCTCAAATTTAATTCTGTCTAGACTGGCTAGATGTGAGCTAGTGATCTTTTCTTCAGCCAGTTTGATTAGACGTTTACGAAGGCGAAGGGACTTAACAAAAAGCCCCTTAATCTCCTCAGCGTCAGTTTTATCTAGCCCTTTAACTAGGGATGTTTTCAAAGATACCTCCACCACCAGCAGGTTCTTCCTGTGGCATCATAGCTGGTGCGTCTGCTTCACTAGGTCCAGATGCCTCCACCATGAGATTTTCCTGAGCCTGATTTGCTAGACGTTCAGTTTCCTGCTGCTCCATAACAGCAACATTGGGTCTAAAGATTTGGTACGCAGAGATAGACAACACATCTTCAAAGAACTGAGTTAGTCCCTTGCGTGACACGTCTGGAGCCACTGTGGCCCACAGAGGAGAAGAAGCAATACCTAGAAGGTTTTGTAGCTCCTGAGACTTCTGAGCGAAGTGGCGGGCTCCTACGGGGCGTAGAATGCCCTTTGAAACCAGATCATCCCTTGTAATCTCTTTAAACTTGGTTACACCCAAATCTGTATCTAGAGTACGGACAACATCAATTTCATCGAAATTACGAACAGCCTGTTCCAGCATACCATTCAGTAGGGGTTCAAGGAGTTCAATTTCGAAGTTAGTAACCTTCTCTTGGAAGATACGACCAGCAGCTGTCATCAATGTCTGGAATTCTGTAGCCGTCTTCTCGCCGGGGGTACGAATACCCATAGCTTCACGAGGCGCACCAGCATACAATTCCATCTTATCTTCAAGTTCACGGATTTGCGTATCAGCTGCCATCACACCACTAAGGTTCTTGACAATCTCATCAACATCACCATTCTCATCGACATGAATTTCAGCACCGGGTGCCCATACGAATGCTTCCACTTCACCCTTAATCTTCAATGGAGGCCATACAGCCAAATCCATTACGTCAGCTTTAAGGTTTTCAAGGTGGTCGATACGATACTGCATACCGACAAGGTTGTCTAGTGGACCCATACTCCACAGGTTATCTGGACGAAGACGCCAACCAACATGGTAGATAGGGGCACGGCCACTATAGGTGTTGATAGGAACGTCACGTACAACAATAGAACGATCAACAACAGTGATCATTCGGTTGGACTTCACCCCTGCCTCACCTTCAATATGCATGTCCCCGTAGAACTCTAGGATTTCAACGAAATCGCTCATGTAGTATTCTTGCAGATTACCAAAGCCGTCAACAGAATACTGCTGAGCCTTAGACCAATCCTCCACCTTCATACCACCATAACGTGCTTTGATATCCAGACGACGTTTAACAGCTTCCAACCAGAAAGAACTATCTGGATGAGTTTCTGACAGCTTGATAAGTTCACCAATAGTCTTAACACTACGGACAATCTTAGGGCTGTTATTAAACGTGGACGCTAGTGGATTAAAC